TCAACGGTCGTTCATTTTCGTTCAAAATTCCTAGTTCTTTATCGAGAGCTATAAATGTGTATTTTTTAAAAGGCAGTCTGTAGTCCTCAGATGAAGCTAGTTTTTCAATTAATTTCCACCACCAGGCATATGAAATAACCCCAAACTCTGACTCCATTGCCACGATTTTAGGATCATTGCTCGCATTAACATCGTGGCTGAAGTAATATACATCCTTGGCCATTCATCATTCCTCATCTACAAATAAATTGTCCTGGGCTCGACGTCCCATAATAAATTTCACGCATTCATCGATTAAATCTTGAACGGAGATCGCAAATGTAGAGTCTGCATACTCAACATTTAGCCAATCTGTTTTGAATTTGAACTCGTTAGGAGTGTTCATATCAGACACGATACCTTCAACACCAACCTGGTGAATAAGACCTTCAATGTCGCCATACTTAAATTTGAATGTGTTTACCAAAAATGGAATTTTAAATTCTTCCAGAAATTCGAAGTTCTTCTTCACAATAGACTGCAGTTTACTAAATGCTTGCAGAAGTTCAGGACGTGGATCATCTTTGGATTTTAGAGTAAATACATCCGTAAGACCTGTGACAGATGGTTTCTGATAGGCAATACTGATATCGTTATCTTTAATTTGAATTGATTTAATAATCATAGGGGACTCCTTTCTTGTTCTACGATTACTAATTTGCCAGTAGCAGCTTGAACAGCTTGTTTAAATATTTCTGCATCTGAGTTACTATCTGATAAATGTAGTAGCCGTATGTCTTGGCACTTAGTTAGGTCCATAGATTTGAGAAATTTAATGACGTTTTCTAGCGAAAAGTGAGATTGAATCAATCGTTCCATTCGTTTTTCATCCAGATAACCGGCTTCTACATGCTGGTTTAGGATTTCATAGGAATGGTTGCATTCAACCATGATGTGATCAACATCTTTAAATGTGTACCGGCAATAATAGGTGTCGGTAATATATAAGAGTTTCTCTTCACCATCAGAAATCAAAAAACCAACATTAGGAACGTCGTGTTCTAATTCAAAAGGTAGAATACTAAAATTACCTATCGTAAATTGAACCTTAGGTGCAATGTAAATAGCTTTATGATTACCTGCTACATATAACGCATCTGCAGTATCTTTTAACATATATACACGATGTCCAAGCTTTAATAAATCCTGGACGGCTTTGCTATGGTCTCCGTGTTCGTGCGTCACTAGTGTTCCACATAGATGTAAAAAATTAAATCGGCAATACCGTTGAATTTCTTTAAAGGATAACCCTGCATCCAGTAGCAATTCATCGCCATTGGTTGAAGTTTTGATTCGGTAGCAATTCCCTTTGGAGCTGCTACCGAATGCTTGAATACTAATCACAATTAATCACCAAACATATTGACTGCTTTGCCGGTTTCAGGATTAACGAACTCACTGGCAGGGTCAGGATCGATGTCAAGGGCTTCGGAATTTGCATTATTAGCGATTGTTTCTGCTACATCTGATTGAACATCGATGGTTTCACCTTCGAAATCAGGGGTGAGCTCGCCGTTATTATCACGAATGACGGATCCATCTACAGAGATTGCATTAGCCATGTTCTGCATTTCTACTGATAGAATGCCATATTTACTTAACAAACGTTTGAGTACCGTTTTGATAGCCATTGCGTCAAAGTCAGTTTTCCAAAGGCCAAAACCCTTTTTGTATGTTTGAGAATACTTTATAGCGTGTGCTTCAGCGTCTTCTTTAGACATATATAAATACTTTTCAAAACCATTAATTAGTTTGAAATAAGCGATGTAGCCAACTACATTATCACCAGTTCGCTCACCCAATTCGAATTCGCCTGTAAGTTTATTATGGTGTTTAATTTCGCCTTCGTAGATTTCACTAGCATTAATGGTCTTATATTGACCTGTGCGCATGGCCAACTGGATATACCCTTTGTAACCCATTTGAAATTGAGCTTCATTAATTTTCTTTTTGCTGTTGTAGAAAGGAACAATATAAGCAAACCCCAAATTTTGATTGATTGGAAGATCCAAAGTGGCTGCCATAACACCTGCAGTAATAACTGTAGTAGGGTCAGCTTTTGATAAAAGTTCATTATTATTAGATACAGAAATCAAGCTGGACACAAAGGCCGCTGATTTTTTACCCAAGATTTCATTAAAACGTTTCTTTACAGACTCACTAGACACCATAGTTTTAAGCGATGGTGTTTGAGTTTGTGCTTTTGTTACTTCACCCATTATGTACCTCCTATGCCACGTTTTCGCATACAGCGTGGATATCTAATTTAGATAAAATATTATGAATTTCTAAACGACCCTTTTGAGTCCACTTAGTTGTGATTTTAGAGTCTAAGCGACCATCACTTCTGCAGAATGTAAAGGTTTCTGATTTAGTAAAACCTTTAGCCATATGTTGCTTGTACAGAATCCATTGATCACCGACCTTACGTTGTAGACCAGCTTCATGCAAAATTTTATTTAACTCTTGAGCACTAAGGCCATAGTCAGCTGCAATTTGAGTAATCGCTAAACAGGATTTACTTGAGAGAATTTTATCCACGTAATCCTTAACCGGTTTAAACTCCGCAATCTGCTGTTCTTGTTGTGCTACAATTGCTTTCGTTGCATTGTGTAACTCAACTTCATTAGCATAGGCTCTTAAAGCTTCAGGCAATGACTTGGGAATATTCATGCTATACGCACCAGTCTTACGAATTTGTGGGATTACTTCCGACGTAACCCATCGTTTAAATTGTTTCGCCGTTGGTAGTTTACTGGATAGTACCAGGGAATAAAGTCCGCTTTCATTAATTAAAATCGTTTCTTTATTTTGATTACCATCAAACACCATTGTCTTTGTTCTATCTTCTTCATCAGTATGTCGGTTTACATCTCGACTACCGTTTTGGTACCCGAGAGTATCAGCGACGTCCTTTGCAACAAACCATAATTCATTATCTTTTTCTAAAATACGAACTTGGCCAAATGTATCGTTCTTAAAAATCTGTAAATCATTCATATCTACACCTCCTCAACAGTTAATTGCGGTTTCGATTCATCAACGATCAACTTAATCGTTTGACTATTAACTGGAACGAATTCAGTTACTGCTTCTGCATTATCGATGAATACCGGAGCATTTACTTTGTAATAACTTGTTAGTGCATTAATGATATCTAACCCTACATTAATACGTGCTGCATTATTCATACTGCGGTATGGTACCCCCTTATAGGTAGTTTCGCAGCACTCCTCAATGTTTCCGTTGATCATGACATTAAACATCTTGAATCGCGCTAACTTGAATCTCGAGTTAATGACATCTTCTAGCATATTAACCTTTGCTTTAATGAATTCATCCATTAAGAAGGACGCTTCATCAAGTGCGTTCTTTTCTGCTACTAATTTTTGTTGTTGGTTTTCTAATTCAAGGATTCGATGATTAATATCATCAATAAGCTTAAATTTATTTAACTCAGTTTCGAGGGCTGCTTTTTTAGACTTCATAGAGCTCAACTCTTCGTCAAGTTTAGTAAGTTCTTCAGTATCAGCTCCTGGTTCATCGTCAATTTCTAGTAAAAATAATTGAGCCTTCAAATCAGCATAGACTGGATCATCTTTAAGATTAGGCTCAGAGTATGCCTCATATTCTTTAAATTTAACATTGTAAGCATCATTATATTGAGATGCCTCAGTAGTTAAACTATCAATCTTTGATGCCATAATTTCTTGTTGCTCTTCATAGTTTGCTTTAAGCTTTACTGCACTTTCAATAAGCCCTTTCCACTCCTCAAGCTTCTTAGATTTATTGGCGTTAAACTCTGCCTCGAGAATCTCTTGCTTATCCGCGGGTAGTGCTTGGCCACAAGTAGGGCAAGATTCTTTATTGAATTGTTGTGCGTTAAACGTATCAAATTCAGATTGTAAGGTTACAATGCGTTTAGACTCACGTTCAATTTCTTTATTGAGCTCATCTCGTCTATCAGCACATCTATCTCTGTCTACTTCTACCATTTTTAGTTTGGTTAAAGAGGCTTCATATTCACCACGTAGATGTTGTTTTTGTTTGTGATAGTCGGATAGTACTTTATGGCTTTGAGCCTCTATCTGACGGTTAATGTCACGGATTTTAGATTCCTTTTCAGTAGAACTAAACCCGTTTTGAATAATTGCCTTTTGCTTTTCAACTTCATCTATACCAGCGGATAAGGTTTCAATATCACGAATGAGTTTTGCTTTATCAGATGAAATTTCAGGTTTATTACGCATAGCTTCATCAATGCGAACTGGAATCATATCCAGCTCTTTATTTATGGCGGTCTTCTTAGCTGCGACCACCTTACGATGATCATCTACTGTTCTCCCCTCTAACAGTTCAGCCAATCGTCTTAATTCATCATGGCTTGCGATAACATCTTCGTCTGAGATATCCCCGCACATTTCCAAAAGTAACTTGCGACGATTTTGCCAGGAGTACGTTTCGTTAAAATACAATGGATTTGTAATTAATTTGAAGATGCTTTCATCGACAAGAGAACTAACCATTTCTTTGTATTCTTTTTCTTTTTTAGGAACACCATCAACAAAATAATCTGTCGTGTGTCCTGTCATAGTTACTTCACCACCACGAGGGGATGAATACTTTTCACGATACACACGTTTGAGTTCTACTGTGCCACCTTCATCTAAAGTAAAGGTACCTGTTACTTCATGATTGACTTTATGAATGGGTTCTCCTCCATCCAATGTTTTGATTTCAAAGTCAGCCCTATCTAGGCTATCTTTGCCAAATAGTAACCAGCACACAGAGTCAAATACAGTTGTTTTACCAGTAGCATTATCGCCACGGATTACGACATCGCCATTAAGATTTATGGTAAAGGACTTTAGCCCTTTAAAATTTAGTAATTCTAATTTTGTGAGTTTCATAGTGATCTCCTATACAACAGTGGCATCCACATCGATGGTATGCGGTTCAATCTTTAATTGATTGGCCCATTGCATGACCGTCGAATTAATATGAGCATTCTTTTTAAGCATTTCATTAGCAAAGAGCTTAGCCTGTACTAAGTCAAATATTTGACGACCTTTCTTCTTACCCTTATTGGCCAATTCTAGGCATGCAACTGGCTTCATAGCATCATCAGTAACTAGCACTATTGCCGTAGTTCCTTTCATGACTCTATCTCGGTATGAGCCAACACAATTTTTTAACCGTTTACCAGCAGTCATTAAATCTGCTGCAGTTCTTGGGACCATAAAATGCATTCCGTTTACATCCGCTTGTAATTGAGGAACCTCCGGAAGCATTACGTCGCCGTACTCTTGCCTATTGAAGATTTTGATAACTTCATCATGAAAGTTCTTCAGTTTGAATCGTTTTGTCCATAATACATCTTGGTATTTTGCATCGAGTTTTGTGTACATATCTACACAATCTTCGATATCACGAATGTCTTCGGATAACATCCAGCGCAATACCGCTGGCTCACCACATCGCTTAATTAGCTCCTGCCACATGTCCTTAGAGCGAGGTATATTTAGCTTCATCGCCTTACGAAAATCATTAGCGTTATGAAGCTTGCCTGTATATGGGCAAGCACTTTCATAGCTTCGTTGTAGTGTGAGGATAGTACGTCTACAATTTTCATCACTGAAGAGATTTAGAACATCAGACATATATACGCTTAATGGATCATTAACCATACACTTCCGCAAGGCTCTACTATTGGGAGCCTTATATGATTGTCTAAGTGCTTCTTGAAAATTCATACCTTTTCTTGTAGCCGCCAATACATCGTCTTCAAACGGAATATTTGTATATCGATATAAGCAGTAAGCATTAGTCCAATACACATATTGTTTCATTAAGCTAACAATGCTAGGCATATCCGGTGCCGATAATTTTAAAATCATATTAAGTAGCATCGTAAAATGATAGCCGTTGTCTTCAGTAGCACCAGGAGCTACATATACATCCTTTGTGCCATACCCATATGTTTCCTTTAATCGTTTTTCAAACATAGACCTTAATGCTTTGAATGTTTTGTTTAAAAATTTTCTGTTAAAGTCTGTCATTGCGTATGAATCACCAAAGAATTTAAGTACAGGCATAATCTCATTTTCACGAATGTAATCAACAGTCAATTCATAACGGATTCTAAATCTATCAATGAAGATAGCCTTGCGTTTCTTAAAGTCGAATCGCAACGTTTCCGTACACATTCCGTGGTCGTTTTTTCTACCGTCAAAGAAAAGCTGTATGCCTTGGTATCTAATTTTTAAATCTAAGAAGTGTTTGTAATTAATAACCTCCACATAAGCGGTCACAGGATATACTTTCTCATCACTAATGGAATAGTAAATTTTATGATCACAAGGATTGGAAGATGTTTGGCAGTTTGGGCAGGTGTAGTATTTGGCACCGGTAACATATCCATTATGATATGAATATTTACGTTGCCAGCTACCCCCAAACGTAAACCCACAGTCGATATGGTGGACAGTTGTGTATTCTTTTCCATAAGGAGCCTCTAGAATTACGCTATCGAACATTTTGTGAATATAGGTACTGGATACAATCTCCACAGTGAATACCCCCTTTTAGTCGCCGAACATAGCGAATAAGTCCGCATCTTCTTCTGGCACAGGGGCAATCACTTCTTCAGCCTCTTTAACAACAGGTACAGGAGGCTCGCTTGATTTGGCCTTACGCTTACGTTTAGGTTTTTCTTCTTTAGGAGTGTCTTCAGATTTTTCTTTAGGTGTAGCTGTCTTAGGGGGCTCTACTACATCCAATGCTTTTACAATCGCATTGGATGCTTTCATAACTCCTTCTGTGTAAGCAATACCAGCTTGGTATTCTTCAGCGTTGCTAGGGTCCATTTCAACGGCCTTATGTAATATGTCTAGCGACTTCTTGCATATATCTGCTTGGCTTTTGAATTGTTGTTTAGACATATTTAAGCCTCCTCTGCCATAATGGATTTCAAATCGGTGATAAGATCATCTGTCAAAGAGTCACTAGATGGACGAGTAACACCATGCTTGCTAAAAATTGCAAGTGCTTTTTTTGCTTTTACCCCATCTTCGCCCATCCATTCACGGAATTCCTTATAAAAGGCTCTTTTATCTACAGGTTCAGCAGTTACATCTAATGCTGCATCCTGTTCCGGTGTTTCTGTTGTAGTTGATTCGTCAGTCGGTGTTTCAACAGGAACAGGTTCCGCTACAGGGTCTTCTACCTGTTCAGCCTTTTCTTCTTTTTTATCTGTTACTAACTTACCTTCAAAATCGGTTACAGGAACATCCTTTTGCGCTGGCTCAACTTCAACAGGTTCAGGCTGTTGTTTTGTATCTACTTTTCCTGCAACTTCAGACGCCGCTACTTCAATATCGATAGTCTCGCCAACTGTTACTGTAGGCGCTTCAACATTAGAGCAATTACCGCAGCACTGATGATTTAATCGTTCGTTCCAATCCGCCACTTGCACTGCTAGATCGTCTAACGTATTGAATTTAATAGTTAAGATATTTTGATTTTCCATGATTATTTCTCCTTTAGAATTTAAACAGTAATTCATCATCAACTAAGCGACCTTCTACAATCTTTGGAATGCCAAGTTCACGAAGTCTTTTGATTACACTGCGACTTTTAGATATATAAATAGTATTTCTTTCGATTTGTGTTGCTGTTGGCGTAAATATATAAGCCTCTGTAGATAACGCTGGTGCTACACAAATTGCTTTATTATCAATATCTATCCCAACTCTAAAATACTCAGGTCCATTTAGTTTTCTATATGCAGCTAGCGAAAGTTTAATGTAACTATTAGTTGTAATAATTGCTACTTTTTGAGCTGCATTTCTTTTACCTTTGTTGTCAGCAAAGAAATCAAAGTCAAATGTATTAATCGTGGGCATCACCTTTTTAGATGTTAATTCCGGCATAGTAACCTCCTTATTTATTAACTAACGCTTTAAGTGTTTCTACTTCCTGGCGAAGTTGTTCGAGTTCACCATTCTTAGCTTGTGGTTCATATTCAGAACCTCTACCGGTACGGAATGCAGCATTAATATTGAATTGAGTTTCACCACCTAAAGTGATGCCGAATCCTAAGCGTACTTTTTCGTTAGGGCTATAGAATGCGCCAAGTGCGATTGCGTTAGCGTTACGGTAATGACCGTAACTGACAGCAAAATTACCTTTATCATTTTTGTTGTATTCAAGGGGGTGTAGACCTGCTAGTGCTGCGGAACTTGCGCCCAACTTATTAACACGTTGGCCAAGATTGTTAAACTTGTTTTTAATGTCATTAGCTAAGCCCAAAGAACGATTTTCTAAAGTTGTGATACGCCCTTCGTGATTATCTGCCACATGTTCAAGGCTTCTAATATCCGCTGTATTAGCAGTTACCTTTTGGCCAAGGGAATTGATAGCAGATGTATTACCATTGATGCGGTTAGTGTTGTTGGCGATTGCAGTAGTATTACCTGCGATAGCTTGCTCATGATCGTTCACCACGTCGCCTAACATGTTTAATCCGATTGCCACATCTTTAATGTTTTGTTTGTTTTTGCTGATTTGTTTAGCGTTAGTTTCGATTTCATCGATAGCCGCATAAAGTTGGCTACCGTTTACAGCGTCTAATGAATCAGCGGAGATTTGACCAGCGCTAACATTCGTGAGTTGGCGGTTGTACTGAGTTACTCCGCCTGCACCAGCGCGGGCTTTAGAACCAAAACTTACTACGCTTGCCGGTTGCTCGCCTGCGAATACGTGGCGAGTACCGTTTATAGTAATGCCGTCAACTCCAACGGCACTATCGGTAACGGAGTTCGTTCCGATTGCCACCGCATTCGCTTGGTCAGCAATCGTGTTGTTACCAAATGCAACAGCATCAATAGCTAAGGATTTGGCATGTGTACCAAATACTAGCGTTCCTTGGGCATTAGCTTCGGAGTTAGAGCCAAACACTAATTGTTCTTTGTCAGCACCGATTTTATTATTGTAGCCAACTACGGCGGACTGGCCACCTGCTACTGTGCCATTGTTAGCGCCAACTGCGACGGAGTTTTCTCCAGTCACATTATTGGAGCGACCAAAGGCTACGGAGCTTTCTCCAGATACGAAGGCCCCATTACCGATAGCCACACTATCATAGGAAGCTGTTCTTGCTTGGTTGCCAATCGCCACAGTGTATTCCACTAGGCTTTCTGCGTGAGAACCAAAGGCGAAGGAATTACGTCCGGATGCTTTTGCATCGTTACCACCGGCAAAGCCATTTTCACCAGTTACAGTATTATTTGTACCGAACGCTAACGCATTATTAGCGTCGATGCTGTTTTGGTACCCAGATACCATTGAGCTATGGGAAGTAGCTGTGATGTTATTGTCCGTGCCTGCCAAAGTATTGTTGTTAGCAGCCATTACATTTACTGCTAAAGATGCGATTGTTGCTGTCATTAATACTGTTTTATTCATTGTTTTAATCTCCTATATTTTGTACAATACAGGTAGAGTGTTATTAGATCATCACTCTACCAAGTCCGCTGAAATTTCTTCTAACTTTTCACCAGCGGACTTTTTCTTTTTCCAATTCGTGGATATCTTCTAACCAATATCCAGCTAAAATCCATAATGTAACACCAAGCATGGTTTGACAAAACCAAGTCCAAAAGTCGATTACATCAAGTTGTAGGCTCCCCATGGCACCAACAGCTAATACAGCTGCGATAATGCGAAGTGCATAAACTAATTTCAACATGTTTACTCTCCTATTCGTGCCTGGCAACGTTTCGCTAGCCAAGCATTAAACGACTCAACGTGGATAAGGCGTTTACCTCCACGTTTACCGATTTTCATGGACGGGAAGTCAAAATCTTGCGCCCATTCTCGGATAACGGCTTGTGGTACGCTAGCAAGCTCCGCAGCTTCCGCTACCGTGATACACATCTTATTCATAATGTCCTCCTAAACGCTAAATGCTAGTCGAACCGTCCATACTAAGATGAATAAACTTATGCTAGAGGATATACCTAATGCTAAAATCCATAAGCATATCGAGCATAATTCATAGAGTGATTCTTTATTCATAGCTACCTCCTATCTAATTTAGGGTTGTAGTAATCGGTTTCCCAAAAGTCGTGACTTTCGTTATCATCGACACACAACGCATAGCAGATACCAACGACTGTCGACATTTGTACTGACATTCCTTTAATAGCTCGGTTTAATGTATCCATCGAGATTTCAGCTTGTTTGATCAG